CAACCCTATCTCCTAGAGATTCTGTGTCTATTTGTTCATGAACAGTTCTTCTTTCACCAGTTCGTTGTTGATCTAAGTCAGTAGTTAAAGATACAGTTCCAGATACTGCTAAATTGCTTACTGTGGCTGTGGTTGTGGTTGTATCTGCTGTTGTTGTACTAGAATCGATTGTTAAGGTTGGAATTCCAGCAGTAGTCCAACCACCGGTATCAAAAGTTGAGCTTGAAGTTGTTGTATTAAAGTTGCCAACCGATGTAGATGTTGCTGATGCTGTGTTGAGAGAGGCATCTAAATCAAGTCGTACATCCTGAGATATTCCAGTAGTTTCCCATGATTCCCATATAACTGGACTAATTCCCAGTCGTGAACCGTCAGCAGACGTTGTAATTTCTGCTTGCATTGCCTCAGCTACGCCGAGGAAGCTTCCTTCCATTTCAACGTCTTTGAGTTCGAGACGATTTACGTCAATCCAAACATCTGTTTCTGGTTCTAATTGTATAGTTCCACTCCACAGTTGAACTAAGAATGGTGTTACATTTTCAACTCGTGTTGCATATGGTTGCTCTAACCACGAAACTTCACTATAATCTAAGGTTAAAACACTACCAGATCTTTTGATATTTGTACCAACAATATCATCGAGGAATCTTTGATCTTGACTTTGTGCGCTAGTTGATGCCAAACCAACTATTGAATTTGATCCAAGTTCAAGCGAAAGTTGTGTGGTATAGTGGGAAGGTCTTAATTGTCCAGTTTTTAAGTTAACACTATTTTTCACACCAACATTATTGTCTTGTGTGCCAACCGAGGTGAAATTGTCAATAAAGAATCCGGACTTAAATCTATTTTGTCCGTTAGCATCGGAAATAAACAGATTTGCAGTGCTACTTTCCAGTAGTGAAAGTGATGTATAATATTCTAGATTCTTAATTCTATTTTCCAATTTGAAGATATCATTCATCTGATATCTCTTATGTTCAACATAATCTACTTTAACATTGCTAACATTATAAACATATGGAGGAATTGCAATATTTGCAACATTTAAAGCACCAGAAACTTCTTGAGGTATTTGTGGAGTATCTGATGGGGATCCATACTTAACTTGGAAAACACCATCTTTTGTTAAATAAACTCTATCTATTCTTGGTAGGTAGTAGTTAAAGGAAAGAGTTTCAGATTCATCTGACGCAAAAATAAATTTTGAACTGTGATTTCCGTTTGTAAAACTTCTTCCATCAAATTCAAATGGAGATCTTGCTCCTTCCGAGACAGCATAATTATTAACCCTTGGTCTCACATCGATAACATCAGTACTTCTATATCCATTGGTTGAAGGAATTTCTCTGGAATAATCAAATGAGTCGTAAGAATTTGCTACAGTAATATCTCCATCATCTGATGAATCATAATAACCATATGAAAATACTATTTTTAATTTTCTTACAGGTTCTTTTTTATCTTTTAATCGTACTATACTTGAATAATCATAATGAGTAAGTTTGATTCCCTTATCCAACACAAAATTATTGGATATATTTTTACTTCCTAAAGATACTAAAGAAACTATACCGTTTACACCAGATTCTTCAAACTTAATTGTTTCTCCCTGTTGGAAAGTTGCTGAATTTAAATATATGAAAGAAATTTGACCACTATTAATGTTTTCAGCGTAAAGACCCTTTGCTTTTGAAATAGTTCCTACAAAAGATTCTCCAATAATAAGATCATCAGTTTTCGATGTTGGACCATCCAGAGATGCAATGGTCATCTTAGATAAAGTTGGATCTGATGTGTCATTTGATTCAAAAATTGCATATACATCAGTTACATCTGGAACATTGAGGCAGATTTTTTCATCTTGTACTCTTGTTCCTAATGGATAATTTCCATATGTTAATCCATCATTTATTGTAGTCGATCCAATTCCAGAATAGTCATATTTTGATTTGTCTACGATTAGGGTACTTATTCTTTGCTTTCTCTTTGACTTTGCCGTTACATTAGATTTTCTAAGAGTGGTTATAAGTTTTCCTGTAGTATTAGAACCAAGACCATTTATTGTTAATTGATTTGAACCAGAATCAAATTGGAATTTATCTTGAGTTAAGACTTCAGTGCTTCCATCAGATCTGGTCAAAACATATCTCTCTTCATCAAATGGTAAGAAAACTTCGTCAGTTCCAGATGAAATTGGAGTTGTTGAATTGTTTAGTATTGTTACATCATACTGTTTTCTTATTACCAAATTGGAATCTGTCAAATCAACCGACTCTACATTAATTTTTGTTAGTGGTTGAAATAAACTTGATTCTACTATGTTATTTGTTTTTTGTAGTTTAGAATTTACTAGGGTAAGATCATTAACTGTCGTCTCCGCCTGTGGAAGACCGCCATCACAAACTCCAGTAACAGTTGCTACACCTGAAACCACTATGGAATTAGTAAAGACTTGATCTACTTTAGCAAATGACTTTACAGAAAATCCCGATCTTGTATACTGTAAAATATTTCCAGAAGTAACAATTCCTGGGAATGAAATTAAAGCACTTGTAATTGTACAAATTCCTACAGATTCTGGAGTAATAGTTACATTTCCAATTGATGTCGATACAGTCTGGACGACATCAGAATTAAAAGTGCTGGCAGATCCAACTATACCATAAAGTGATTTTACATCAGAAATACTATAGTTGGTAAAACCTGTGCTTACTCTTGTTTCAGTAGTTCCATCAAAAATTAGTTTTTCTCCATTGAAAAACGTACCAGAAATTTGATAGACTGTTAGTGCTACACCAGCACTAACAGAATTTTTTATGAATGCAGTAGCACCACTAGAATTTCCTTTTATGTAAGTGGGAACTGATAAGGTAATTGGTTCATTAACTGTCAGATCGCCGTAAGTTTGTACGTCATATAAAGAGATATCCCAACTATTTAATGCCTGATTCTCTAGTTCATATGAACCTGCTTCTAAAGCAAAATCATATACTCTAGCAACACCAATTTCTTTTCCAGCAGGACTGATAGAATTTACACCAACTCTACTATTTCTCAAACTAATGGTAGTTGATGTACTGATTCCAAGAGATGGTGATCCATGTACATTATTTAAAGTTAAAGTAGAACCAAAACTAAAATTAATTGATTGGTTTTCAATAGTCCTTGTTGTTCTTGTTTTGGGAATATCCAAGAATGCTGGTGCTAAAGTTTCAACCTCATATCCACGGACATATGCCTTTCCTGGAGATATTTTATATACCATCAAATCTTCGGATGGAGTAAGTCCACTCGAAGTTACCTGACCAGAATTGTATATACCATTATTTCCTTCATTATTATTTAAACCCTCTTTTACATAGAGATTAAATGCCTTAATATAATAGTCTCCAGATTCATCAAAAGTTCTTCTTGCTAATTCATTTGATAAAAGATTATAATCTGTATTACTGTTTATCTTTATTAAAATGCCGTTTTCAACTCTGGCAAGTTCTACAAATCCTTGAGCATCATATTGATCAATTGGTTTCTTGCTTAATGACGCTGTTATTTTTAATCTATCTGCACCAGGTGCCGCATAGTTATTAAATCCACTTGCATTATCGCTCAGATTTTTATCAACATCTGCGGATATAATTTCTTCTACTACGTCCAATCCAACTCTATAACTTGGTGTAGTTGAATACTGATCTAAGATTAAAATTTCGTCTTTTACATCAACAAAGTATCCCCTTAAAAAGTAAACACCTTGACTTAAAGCAAAAGCAGATCCCTTTCCTGCTGCATTTAGGGCAATAGTTCTAGCAAACCCTTCATTAGCAGAAATAAAAGTAGAACCAAAGGATATTGCTTCTTCAGTTATTAAGTTTTCGCCATCATTAAATTGGGAATTTGTAAAATTATTAGAATCAGAATCTATTAAATCTACATATATGGTGTAAACACCCCTCTCAGATTCATTTTTATTTAATACTTTTCTTACTGTACCAACAACACCAGATACTTCACCCCTAATTTTCTTTCCTATCAGTTGATTTGCATAAAGTTCAATTGGAATACCTAGGAAATTATCTTCTAATTGAACATAATAAAAGGGACTAATGAAAGATGTTGATCCCGGAATTACTTTCGCACCCTCTTTGAAGAAATGTGTTCCAAATTGCTCAACTTGATTCTGTAAAATTGACTGTAAAGTTGTGAGTTCTCTTGCCTGAACCGGATAACCTGGCTTGAAGAGAACTTTGTAATAGTTATTATCCTTACCACCAATCACTGGTTGATTGTAGTCATCAAAATATGGAGCTACGTTGAGGTTGGTTTCTTGAGACATAATTCCTTAGAATTGCAAAATGACTTTAATATCTTCTTTTTGGTTTGTTGACCGAGTAATTGATGGTCTATTATCAACATAAATGATGTTTCCAGAATACTTTTGGACTTCTGGTTGTGACACACCTTTAATAAACTGTTGGCCCAAATAGTATGTCCTACTATTTATTATGGTACTGATACCCGGATTACTTTCGCTACCAAATGTTGTTTGGATTCCTAAGGTTGCACTACCGCCTATAATATTAAAGGATCCACCACTACCAATATCGGCAGTAAATCTATGTAAAGTAAAACCATAGGTTGGTGATGCATTCTGAGTACCATTGGTATTAAAACCACAATGATATCTGTCTTGCCAGTACTTCAAAACACCTGTGTTTTGATCATAAGAAATTACTCTACCAAAAGCAGTTGAACCAACACCGATAGTTTGGGTGATTTGTGTATCTGCATTAAAAACAACAGAACTATAACCAATACCAGTTAATTTAAGCGCATAAACAGCACTTGCTTTATCTAGAGTTAAAATGCTATCGGAATCATAACTCAATGGACTTTCAACAATACCGACTCTAGCGATTTGATTTCCAGTAATAAAGTCGGGGTTTTCTGTATCATTCTCAATTCTAGAATAAAGAAGAACATTATATGCGCCAAGTTCTCTATAAACATCTGCACCATGACCACCCTGTGGCGGAATAATAACATTGAAAACTGGAGAAGTTGTTCCTGTTGGAACATTGCCGCCAACAAGATCTAGCGTACCAAAAGTATATCCAGATCCACCATTAGAAACCGTTACACTTTCAACTTTGGAATCATTATTAATAACAACTGTTGCTTCAGCACCAGAACCATCGCCACGAATTGGTACTCTAGTGTAAGTTCTGTTTGCAGTTCCTAAACCAACACCTCTATTAGTGGTGGTTATAATTTTTAACTGTCCACTTGACGCTGCATTATTCCTTACTGCAGCGTCTCTTGAATTTGTCTCCCAATCCTGTGGGACTGGCATATAGTTTGTAGAATCAAACTTTACAATGTCACTTGGACTAATTGTGTAAAGATATTTCCAAATATAACCGTCACCACTTGTTCCTGCTTCTCTTGGTTCTAAATCAGTAAAAGTTGGTTCATCAAGAGAAGGTCTTCCAGATGGATTTTCTGGAGAAGTACCATTCTGTAAACAAATATAAACCCTATAATCGCTGTTTAGAACATAATAATTTGCAGAGTATAAATCAACTGCATTTGATGGTTGTGATGGATTTATTGCACTGATGTCATGGCGATACATATCATAAGTAACACCAGATGTCCAAGTAGTTTTTCTTACAACCTGTCTAACATCAGTTTTGGATATTTTTTTCATCGCAATCATTGTGTCCCAATGATTGTTTTCCTGATTAAAATTATCAACAGGAGATGGTGGACTTGTATTCCAGTCAGTATTGTAATCAGTTGGATTAGGAAGTCCAACAAAAGAATAGTAGGAGTTACTAGTTAAAGCAACTCCTGCTATAAAGTTCTTTGCATTTAATATACGAAGTTGGTCAGTAATTATTGCAGCCATTTGACGGGAGTTTTTATTTATTTATTATAAAAATCAAGGATGATTTTTAATTTGAACTGCAAGGGAGCCAGTATCAACAGCAGAATCATCACTTTGTTTGTTTATACTAAAATCAACATGAGATGTAGATCTTGCAATGCCAACATAAGAGGCGAATCCTTGATCCATTGGATGTGAGAGGACAAAGTAATCATTAGCATTTGTGTAAGTGCTTGCAAAACTTATACGGTAGTTTCCACTTGACTGTTGAGAAACAGTGACTCCAGAGGTTCCTCTCCAGGTTGGTGATCCACCTAAAGTAATCTCACCATACTTGTCTCCTGGAGGATTGACAACTGATGAGAGTGTTCCTGATGTTGGAAGAGCAGTAGTTGGAGGAGTGAATGTTATGTCAGTAGTAATTCCAACAGATGTATATCTTGCTACTGTTGTAATTCTTACATCATCAAAATGAGCATCTATAGTTAGGCCGTTGTTGACTGTCGATATCGCAATAAAATAACCAGCAGCACCTCCACCAATTCCCAATCTTGCATTAACATTGTTTAAAATATCATTATCAACCACACCAGTAACCGCTGTTTGAGTAGTCTCTTGTCCATTAACATAAAAATGAAGTGAACCATCACTTGGTTCTCTAACAAGTGCTATGTGTGCCCATTTTCTGAGAAATATAGGTTCAGCAACTGAGGAATTTTGCTCGTATAAAGTTTGAATGCTAGATGCGTTGTCATTCATCCAATTGAACTCATAATTTCCAGAACCATCTATATAAAAACACAAAGCCCAATTTTCATCTGCGGAAGTGCCATAATTCTTTGAAACTAATGAAACATAATTTCCTGAAGTTGGTACAGTATCAAGATACATCCAAAATTCAATCGTCCATGGTCCATTAAAATCATATTCTGATCTATGTGGATAAGCAATACCGCCACTGAGATCACCCTCATTTCTATAGCAACCCGTACCAATCTTAACAGGAGAGTTTACAATAGTAGTTCCAGCGCCAGTTGCAACTGGTATTGCTCCAAACTTTGCATCAGTATAGTCATCATCAAAGGTTGCTCTGAAGATGACATTATCCCATTCAGTATCAGCAGGTTCAGTGACTGGCGTTCCACTTGAGAGAACAAACTCTCTCCAAGCACTTCCATCATAATAGAATGGAGATCCAGCAATTTGTTTAATTTCTCCTGCTGTACCTGATGTTCCTACAATAGTTGCGTTATTTTGTGCTAATTGTATTCCACCATTAACTGAAAGTTTACTTGTTGGATTTGTGGTGCCCAATCCAACATTTCCTGCGGCATTA